GTGCTGTACGTAAAGCTAAACTGTACTACCTGCGTGAGCGTACTGGTAAGTCTGCTCGTATTAAAGAGCGTCTTAACTAAGATTCGCTTTCGCGACATCCGAATTAGTCTTGTAGAAACAAGGGGTTGGAATTTTCCAGCCCCTTTTTTTTGGCCTTGTGTCCACCAAATGCCCACCAAATAATGGACAGTGCCCATTTTCGCCCATAAAAAAGCCCACCATAAGGTGGGCTGATTCAAAAATTCATGTGGCTTTGCCCGCCCGTAGTGGGGTGGGGCGGGGCGGCGACCACCACCCCTGGACAGGTTATCGACCTGACAAACGTTTCATGCGTTACAAACGTATGACTACATTCAATATTCCGACATTGGTTGTAACGCTCTTTCGTTGTTTTTGAGACCTGGAACGAGCTTCGGGTATGGGCAGCGCTACCGCATAGCGGGCAATTCATCATTTTCTTTAGGCCTCGTCTTAAATTTGCAAGATATGTTATCCTTTTTTGTTTCATTTTTAAACTACCGCCTCGCTATTCCATATCCAGATCTGCGATTTTTACTTCCAGTTCCAGCGATGTTGTGAAGCCGCTCTCCCCAATAGTGTTGGTAACGGTTGTAATCGTCCATTCTGCCTCGTCTATCGGCCTCTTGAATCCGCTGACCCTTACCGGCAGTTCCGGGAACAGATCGCCGCGCCCCTTAGCCAGGTTGATAGAAAACGTTGCCGCCCCGCGCTGTATACGCTCCCATGTCATTTTGGCGGCCCGTTCGGCATTGGCTTTGTTGGCATAGGTACGGCTCAGAACCTTTACGTTCTCATCGGTCCCGATCAGATATTCCCCCTGTTTAGGCTCCGGGGCCTTAGTTGGCCTGGCGGCAGCTTTACGACGGCGGCGGCGTTTGACTTTTACCTCCTGCTTTTTCTTTGGTTCTTTGGTATGCAGCCAGCTGGCAACCACGCCCGTATAGGCTCCGCGATCGGCCATGCTGAACCGGTGGCCGTCACCGCTTGAACGGGTGATAGTCATAACAGGCAGCGGCTTACCGCTGGCCGTCACGCCCTGCCCCTGGCGAATAAACATGAGGTTGCCGTTTTTTACTGACGCAATAGCGCCATACTGGCGGGCCAGCCTCATCAGAAACGACCCGTCTGACTCATTGGTCTGATCGATATGGTCCACCGGCTGCTTTGCCATATCGTCGCCAATTGCCTGCTGCAGCTTGTGCCTGGCGGCCATCTCGCTGACGACCACCCCGACAGTGGTGTTATGCCATGACTTTTCCCGCTTGATGTTCAGCGTGTTGCGAAAGTCAGCCGAACGTGCGCGGATAGTCAACCTGTCCGGCGCACCTGAGTGCTCGATTTCGTCTACCGTAAATTGCCCCTTTACATAGAGCGGTTCGCCCTGCCAGCCGATTGCCAGTGACAGCACCGCACCACGGCGCGGCATCATTAACTGTCCGTCAGCATCATCCAGTTCCAGATCCAACTGGTCAGCCTCAAACCCCCGATTGTCCGTGTGCGTCAGTGATATCAGCCGCGATTCAATCGTGGTTGTTATGTCCTCACTTTCGAGCGTGACGCGGAAAGCCGGTATCAGTCCGTCCCCTTCCATCCAGGAATAACCCGTCATGACAATAACCCCCCGGCCATCGAAATTGCAGAATCCTTGAGCTGGGTTAGCTGCCCCGAAAGATCGCCCAGCATTTCATTCAGCGACTCATCCACCCTTTTCAGGGTGATCGTGAATTCAATCTGTCGCGCTGCGCCATCACTGAAAAATTCGCGTTTAGTCTGGCTGATACTTTCTATAACAAACATGCCGTAAATCGTGCCGCTGCCCTCAATCAGGGGCCAGGCTTTGCCCGTCTCCGCCATCTGGTCCAGCGTCAGCATCGAGAGATTGCCGCCAGTGATGGCGGGCATTAGTGTGCCGTTCAGCGTGATAGTGTCCGTATCGGGCCCGACAAACTGCAGCACTGGCCGGGCGTTCACCCGGCTGTTACTGGCATGACGCCACTGGCGCTGCAGCTGCAGTTCCTGATACGGGATTGTTTTCAGTGTGAATACGAATAACCCCAGCACCATCATCATTCGAAGTCTCCCCTGTCTGAAAAATTACTCCGCGTGCGCGCACCGGCCCGGCGTTCCCGCTCATCAAGTTGCCGCGCCACCTCGCGGGCTATGTCGGTTGCGCTTTGCCCTGGCTGGGCGTAAATGCTAATGGGCGCGTGAATACTGACGGGCTGAGTGACCATAGGCGCAGAAACACGGCGCGGTATTTCCTCCCGGTATTCGACTGCTGGCAGGCTTAACGGGTGCAGCGGCTTCGGCTCCTGCACACGGGAAAGATTACCGAATGCCAGTGACGCCGCATTAGTGAGTGATTCAGCCCGCCGGGTCGCTGCATCCTGCTCCGGTAGTTCAGGCGCGTAGCTTGTTAATAGCTCTGCTGGCTGCGGCAATGCTCTCCGTGTAGAAGCCGTTACGCCTGCCAGCTCAACGGCACGCGGAGGGGGCTGAACGCGATATTCACTGACAGGTTTTTCAGTAAATGGCGTCATGGCCGCCGCAGCGGGTTGTGCTGTGCCGTTAAACGCAAAGGCAGCTGCAGCAGCAAGTGCAGCAGTACGGCGGCGACTGGTTATTCTGGCGGGACCGTTTACGATCTCCGGGCCATTCTCACCCACCACGCCCCACTGACCGCGAGGGATCACGCCACCATTATCATGGAAGCCTGCAAACCCAGGCATTCCGTAACCGGCATACGGTGAACCTCCGGCGGGCAGAGTAACCCGGCCATCACTGCTTACCGTGGCTGGCTGCTGCCGGGCAACCTGTTCCGGCAGCTTCGCTTTTGCCGCCTCCTTGCTGACGATCCCCAGCTTTTCCAGTAGCCACGACACGCCGGATTTCAGCGTTTCCAGCGGGTGCATAACCATGCTCAGTCCATCAGCCAGCGCCTCACCAAACTGCCTTCCCATTCCCGCTGCACTCTGCAGCTCCTGTGAGGTTGATTTCACCGGGTTCAGCAGGTCAGTGAACCATCCCCACAGCGCCTGCACCTTATCACCTATCCACTGAAACACGGGCCGCAGCGGTTCAAAAGCGGCAGCGATTGGGGCAGATGCCGCCTTAAATCCTTCAACCACACCGCCCAGAAACGCCTTAATCGGCTCCCAGTATTTCCAGACAACCAGCGCCACCCCGGATAGCGCGGCCACAACCAGCCCGATCGGGCTTAACAGTACGGTCAGCGCCCCGGAAATAAACATTAACCCGGTTCGCAGCAGCGCCAGCGGGGACATAACCAGCCAACGCAGTACGCCGCCAGCACCACGAACAGAGGTCAGTAACGGTGCGAACGCCAGCGCGGCCATCCCGCGCAGCTGCGTACCGAGTGCGCGGATAGCCACCATTGGGTTACGGACCGATGCAACTAGGGCTTCACCCGCCTGCTGCGCGTGCTCCTTGATTTTCCCCATTGCACCGTCTGTGAAGGCGTCAAGTAAGCCTTTATCCTCGTCATCGCCACCGAAAGAGCCTAGAGCATTACGGATTTTATCCAGCCAGCTAACAGCCTCTCCCGCTTCACCACCTGAAAACAGCCCGAACAGCTTCTGGAATCCTGCACCTGATATATTCAGCCCCGGACCCAGCGAGGTGAAAACTTTGCCCAGGCCTCCCAGCAAAGGACTTAACCGGGCAAGCCCCCGCGTTGATAACATACTGGCACCGAAGCGAAGCAGCGCCAGCGGTCCCAGCACGGCAGCTAGCGCGATCGCCAGCGTGCCCAGCGCAACCGTCACAGCGGCAACAACAGCGGCAACCTTCATCATCCTGCCTGCCAGCTCCGGGTTAGCCTCAACCCAGCGGCGAATGCCGCCTGTAACCTGTTTGATGTAGCCCATGATTTCCATCAGTGGCCCGCGAAGCGTTTCACCCAGGCCACTCATGACGTTTGCCGTTCCGGCTTTAACCAGCATCCACTGCGCAGAGAGTGAATCTTTATTAATATCGGATTCTTTCTGCATTGACCCGGTTGATGCTGCGCCTTTAACCAGCCCTAACTGGCGGTACAGCTCCCCCATATTGTTTGCCAGCTTCCCGGCATCATCCCCAAATTCCTTGCCAAACAGCTGCGTCAGGACGTTCATTTGCCTGTCTTTCGGCAGCCGGTTAACCATTTCCAGCACGCGGGTTATGGTCCCCATGCTGTCTCTCGCCATGTCTTTTTCAAGCTGCGCGGGTTTCAGTTTCAGCGCATCCATGCCATCCATAAAACGGTTACTCTGCATACTGGCAATGGACAGCTCACGCACCATCGCATTAGATGCACTCGCGGCGACTTCCGGCGCTGCGCCCAGGGTCAGGAACGTAGACCCCAGCGCGGCAGCTTTGCGGAAGTCGAGCTTATCGGCAACGCCGCCCATACGCTGCATCACGTTGATAATATCCGCACCTTTCGATTTCGCGTTATCGTCGAGGTAGTTGATCACATCGCCCAGGCGCTCTATCTCGCTGGTCGGGACCTTATACAGCCCGGCAATTTTCCCTAAATCCTCAGCCAGCTGATCGGCGGGCAGTTCAAAAGCGGTTGCAGCCTTTGCCGACACGGAAGCAAAATCAAGCAGCTCTTTTTTCAGCTCCGCCCACGTCTTGGCGTTTTCTCCGATCCCCATACGTGCGCCGCCTTCAACCAGGGCGGCATAATCGACGGCCCCGTTTTGCAGCGGCAGCTGCTCACTGGCCGTTTTGATGGCGGCCTGCAGTTCATAGAATTTAGTGGTACGGTTACCGTTATCGTCCCGTAAACCATTAACCTGCTTCGCCACCCCTTTCATGGCGTCTTCCAGGCTCGCATAGCTTTTAACCGCCGCCACAACCGGCGCACCCATGCCCACCCCTGCAGCGGTCATTGCAGCACCTGCACCCGCCACCCTGTCGCGCACTTCCAGCGTTTTTCCGTACTGCTCACGGGCAGCGTTCATTTTCCGCTGCTGCTCACCAACGCGCCGCAGCCGGGCTTCCTGATCAGCCAGCTGGCGGTTATATTTTTCGGTTTCGCGGGTGATGCGTGCCGTGGCGCTGGCCCCGTCGTTAGCGGATATCCCGACCCGGTACAGTTCTGCGCGAACCTGCCCGGCTTTTTGCTGCAGCCTGCCGTGGCGCTCTTCAAGCCGCTGCACTGCCAGCCGCTGGCGTTCAAGCGCCACAATCTGCCGCTGTGACGGCGGCCCCATCTGGCCCAGCTCATTGCTCAGCATGCTGGCGCGCTGACGGGCATAGCTCAGTCGATCGCCCAGCTTCTGGCTCTCTGCCTGCAGCTTGCGGTAGCCGTCCAGCTGCGAGCTGGTCTGGTTAATTTGTTTGAGGGCGTCGCGGGATTTTTTGACGGCGGCGGCCAGCTCCTGAGTGCTGGCGCGCGCCTGTTTAAAAGGTCGGGTGAGCTTGTCTACCGCGTTTAAAACCACCTGCAGGCGCAGGTTGCGATCACTCATCGGTGGCTCCGCTTCTTAAAATGGCTTTATGCCGCCACTCCAGAAGTTCCGTCAGCGTCATATCAACCGTGGCGGAGGGCGGCCAGTGAAACACGGTGGCGATATCCGCCACCAGGTCTTCTATGGTCAGCTCTGCGGGAAAGCTGACATCGCCGACTTCGGCAACAAAAAACTGACCAGCTCCATTGACAGCTGCAGCAGATCGCCCGGCTCCAGCATCATTACTTCTGCACGGGTCAGCGCCGGGGTAGTGACGCGGGGGAGTACCAGCATCATCGAATCCACATCCATATCCATCAGCGCCTGGAGACGTGCGCCACGCAGCGCCCCGGAGTTAGGCTTACGCACAACGATTTCTGTAATTTCCGACTTGCCGCGCACAACCGGCGCATCCAGCGTTACGGTGGCTTCGTTTTTAATTTCAGGCAGTGCGTTTTCCGGCAGTTCGTTTTTTTCGTTTTTCATGATGAGTCCGCGTTAAAAAAGAGTTAAGAGAAGGCGCGGCTACCCGCGCCATACATTACAGGCCGATGGCGGCGCGGTGCGCTTCCATCAGATCCACACCGTCAACAATCCAGACCATATTCACCAGGTCAACTTCATAGAGGACCTCGCCGTTGATGGTCAGCTTTGCGTAACTGTTGGTGCTGCTGACTTTGGTGGTGCTGCTGTCGCCCTGCTTATGCGTGCCGGAATCCAGCTCCTTATGGCGGCCACGTACAACCAGCTCCACCGCCTGCACTTCACCGGTATCATCGCGCTGGATGGACTCCGCGAAGCGCAGCTG